TACGTCATGGCACTCGTGACGGCGGCTCGCCAGTGGGTTGAGTCCTACATGGACGAGGCCCTGGTCCACCAGCAGCTCGTGATGCGGCTGGACGGGTTCCCGCCTGAGATCGAGTTGCCGAAGCCGCCGATGGCTACGGCTGGCACGCATACGGCGACCACGATCACGTTCACGCTCAACGAGACTGGCACGACCGCGACGCTATCGACGTCGCAGTATCGCGTGGACCGCGACTCGCGGCCGGGCGTGATTCGCCATCTCTACGGCGGCTCGTGGCCCGCGTACCTGGAGGACTACGGCTCGGTGTCGGTCACGTGGTGGGCCGGGCGTGGGGCGAGCGGGTCTGACGTGCCGCAAGGCGTCAGGAACGCGATCCTGTGGCTGGTGGGGCTCTGGTACGAGCGGCGGATGGCGGCTGACGCTGCCGGGCTGAGTGAGATTCCGTTCGGCGTGAAAGCCCTTCTCGATGCTCACCGCTGGGGCTCCTACCGATGATTGAGCCCGGCAAACTCCGCGAGCGGGTGACTGTGCAAATCGCCAGCGGCACGACGAACACGCTGGGCGAGACGGTGCTGTCGTGGAGCAATTCGACGGCCGTGTGGGCGAGCGTCGACGGCGTGTCGGCTCGCGAGGCGATGCTGGCCGGCCAGGAGCAGACGCAACTCACGCATCGCGTGCGGCTGCGATACCTGCCCGGCCTGACGCAATCCATGCGGTTCGCGTGGCGAAACCGGACGCTGGAAATCGTCAGCCTGCTCGAGCGGGGCAACCGCAGCGAACACGAGGCTATCTGCTCGGAGCGCACCGATGGCTGAGACAGTCGGCATCCGCATCACGACGAACGTGCCAGGGCTGGAACGGATGCGGGCGGCGTTCTCTGCGTTACCGAACAACCTCGCCGCGAAGCACATGGCCGCCGGATTGAAACGTGCGGCTGAGCAAGGCGGCACGCTGGCGGCGTTGAAGGCGAACACGCCGAAGGGGGCAACTGGCAACCTGCGGCGGTCGATTGCGGTGAAGACGAGGCGGTATCCGCGTACTGGCGTCGGCATCGCCATCCTTGGCTACAAGTCGGGCCGCAAGATGAACGAGCCCTACGACAACACGAAGCTCGGCTACCACCAGGGGCTGGTCGAGTTCGGCACGAAGGAGCGGTTTCGCCGCACGAAGGACGGTCGCGTCGTGTCCACCGGGAAGATGCCCGTGGGCGGGCGTTTCGGGCGTCCGCCGGTACGGTCGGCGTGGGAGCAAACCAGAGGAAACGTCGAGCGATTCCTGGTCGCGGAGATGACCAAGGCGTTTGATGCCGCCGTCAAAGAGCTGTCATTCCAGACCATCGCGAAGGGCTCGCTATGAAATCCCCTGAGTTCGTCCTGCGGACTGCCCTGGTCAATTCCACGGCGGTTAATTCGCTGATTAGCGGCCGGATTTACCCCCTGCGGTACGTCGGGCCGCAGCGGATTACCTATCCGCTGCTGATTTGGCGGCGAGCCCGCATTGAGCGGCAGCAGGCGTTCAACGCCCCGGTCGGCGTGCCACGGGTGACGATGGAGTTGTTCGCCTACGGCGAGACGTACGAGGCGGCTAGAGACTTGGCTGACAAGTGCCGCGTCGTTCTGGATGGGTACGGCGGCACGGTGGACAATACGGAGGTCAAGCAGACGGCGCTCATCGACGAGGCCGACGACCTGGTGGAAGTAGAGGGTGCAGAGTCGCCCCTCTACACGGTGAAGCAAACCTACGACATCTGGTGGCAGGAGACATAACAGCCCATGTCCACGACCCCTCATTCCAGCGGCGGCACGACGTTCACGTTCCCTGGCTTCACTGGCACGCTGACCGGTCTTACGTGGACCGTCGCCAATAACGCCGGCCAGGACAACATCGACATCTCGCACCTTGCCCTGACGGCTGGGGCTTCCATTCTTACCCTGCAGCGTCCGCTCAAGGGTACTGCTGGCGACACTGGCAAGACGGTGAGCGTCGAGTTCATCGGCACCGGGATGCTTGCTCAGGGTGCCACCGGAGCTCTGTCGGTGTCTGGGCCGATTTCGATCAGCGGCAACGCCACCTGCAACAGCTGCACCATCACGCTCGCGGTCAACGACGTGATCAAGGGCTCGGCCGAGTTCCAGTACGCCTGACCCACGGAGGTTTCCGTGGCGACGTACAGCACTGGAATCACGGCGACTTGGGGCAGCGCTACGTTCACCGAGGTCACGGACCTCGCGTGGACGTATGGCGGCAGTCTGCCAAAGGGCCGCGACTCTACGTGGACCGACGAACTGGGCAGCGTCACTCTGACGTGCCTTGGCTCGGTCGGTATCGCGACCAGCAACTACGGCTTGCGGAACGACTTGACGATCACAGGTGGCGGCGCCGCCTTGACATGCAAGGCAGTCTATCAGGGATTGAACGTAGCGCCGGAACTTAACGGTGTGACCCGTTACAGCGTGACGTTCAAAATCCTCGACGGGTGAAACACATGGCACTGACGGCTGACCAGATTCTCGCGGCGGACGATATGGGCCTCTTGGAGATCAAGGTGCCCGAGTGGGGCGGCGCTGTGTTTTGCCGCGTCATGTCATGCGGCGAGCGTGACGCCTACGAAAACGATTGGGTGCTCAACAAGAACAAGGGCGTGGAAAACTTCCGCGCCAAGTTCCTGGCGAAGTGCCTGTGTGACGAGAAGGGTGAACTGCTCTTCCCGGGCGATGCGGGTGTCCAGGCTCTTGCGAAGAAGTCGAGCAAGGTGCTCGGCCGCATCTGGACTAAGGCGATGGAACACAACGCCCTGACCGACAAGGACGTGGAGGAGCTCGCAAAAAACTAGCCATCCGCCCGACGAAGCGGTTCATGTTTCGTCTGGCGGGTTTCCTCGGCATGACGGTCAAGCAACTCATGCGGGACATGGACTCCCGCGAGTTGAGCGAGTGGATGGCGTATCACCGCTTCTTCTCGCCGCTGCCTGACACATGGCGGGAAACAGGATTGCTGGCGAGTGCGGCGTTGGCTCCGTATTGCCCGCGAGGCAGGACGCCCAAGGCTGAAGATTTCGTACCGATTGAGAAACCACCACAGCACGACCTGCAACTGCTCGAGCAGTTGGAGAGTCTGAAGCGAGCGATGGGCAAGTAATGTCTGGCACAGCAGTTGGCCTCAACGTGATGTTCACGGCGAACGCCAGCGGCATGTCCAAGGGACTGTCGCAGGCGGAGCGCCAACTGCTGCGGCTTGGTCAGCAGGCGAACGGGCTGGCGTCGCAATTTGATGCGTTCACTCGCTCCAGCGAAGCGGCAGCGGCTGCACAAACAAAAGTTGCTACGGATGCCGCGTTTCTGAATAGTGCATTACGCACTGGGCAGATTTCTGCCGAGCAGTACGTCGCCGAACTGAAGGCGCTGACTGCGGAGGCGAATGCGTCTGCGGCAGCGTTTCGGGAAGGGGCGCAGATCACGCAGCAGGTTGCGACGGCCGAGGAGCAGCGGGCTGCGACGCTGGCACGCCTGGGCGACCTGCTCCAGCAGGGTGCCATTTCGCAGCAGACGTATGACCGTGCGGCCGCCGACGCGAGCGGAGCGAATGAGGCCGCAGCCAAGGCCGAGGCCGACCGCGCCAGTGCCCTGGCTCGCGCGGCCCAGATCACGCAGGCAAACCTGTCGCCGCAGCAGAAGTACGACCAGGAGGTACTGGAGCTCAACGGGCACCTACAGGCCGGTCGCATCACGCAGGACACCTACAACGCGGCGTTGCAGCGTGCGGCTCAAGGCTACGCCAAGGCCACGGTCGCCGCAGCGAGATACGATTCCGCCGCTGACGCGGCAGGCAGCGGCAATACGCTGGCCTTCAACGAACTGAGCGGCATCCTCTCGGCGTTGCCCGGCCCGATTGGCAACGTGGCTGGCCGGCTGTCTGGGCTCGCCAGTGCCGGCGAAGGGCTCGGCCGCGTGTTCGCTGGCGGTCTTTCGCAGGGGTTCGGCTCCGTTGCATCGTCGGTCGCCGGGCTGGTGAATCCGATGACGGCTGGCGTGGCTGCGGTGGCAGCGTTTGGTGCCGCTGCGGTTGGCGTGGCGAATGGGCTCGTGCAACTGGAAGACCGCGTCGAGCAACTCGGCAACCTGGCCGACCAGTTGGGCGTATCGTTCGAGTTCATTCAGACGCTCGAAGAGGCGGCGAATCGGTCTGGCGTTTCGGTCGAGACGTTGGCCGGTTCG